GGTGGGCGTGCATGCCGGCCCTGGGCCATACCGTCACCGAGGCCGCGGTCCGGGCTGAGTTCCAGTCGATGAAGCTGAACGAGTTCCGCCGCGCCTATCTGAACCAATGGCTGGATGAGACCCCGGCTGAGTGGCTGGTCATCGGCCAGCAGGCATGGGCGGACATCTGCGACCCGCAATCGGTGATCGCCGACCGGCCAGCGTTCGCGGTCGACATGACCCCGGATCGCACCTGGGCGTCGATCGGGGTGGCGGGCTGCCGCGCCGACGGCCGGTCACATATCGAGGTGGCCGAGCACCGCCGCGGCTCGGCGTGGGTGGTGCCGTGGCTCAAGGAGCGGGTCGACCGGGCCGACCGGTGGTCGCCGTGCGCGATCGTGATCGCCCCGTCGGGGCCGGCGGGGTCGCTGATCACCGAGGCTGAGGCGGTCGGCCTGGAGATCCTGAAGCCCAGCGTGGTGGAGATCGCTGGCGCCGCTGGCACCCTGTATGACGCCAGTGGCGCGAACCCGCTGGTGGATGAGCCGGCGTCGCTGCGGCACCTCGGCCAGCCGGAGCTCGACCTGGCGGTGGCTGGCGCGGAGCGACGCGAGCTCGGCGACCGGTGGCTATGGGTCCGCCGCGGCGCCCATATCGACCTGTCGCCGCTGCCGGCAGTGACCCTGGCCCTGTGGGGGCACGCCACCCGCGCCCATGTGGTCGACCAGCCGCCGCCGCGACCGTTCGCGCTCACCCGCTAGGGGGATCGGTGTGACCAATCTGCTGGAGCGCATGATCCACGGCGCCCACCCTCGAGCGACCCCGGCGGGCCGCCGCCGCAGTTACAGCGTCCAGGGGCTCGGCTTCCAGGACTGGGTGAACTACTTCACCTACGGCAACACCGCCTACCCGCTGCTGCGGACCAGCATGCAACCGCTGGACGAGGAGTCCCTGGCTGCCTCGGCGACCAGCGCCTATCACGCCAACGGGCCGGTGTTCGCGCTGGTCCTGGCCCGGTTGCAGGTGTTCAGCCAGGCCCGGTTCCAGTGGACCCGGTTCGAGGGCGGCCAGCCCACCGACCTGTTCGGCAGCCCGACCCTGGCCCTGCTGGAGCGGCCCTGGCCGGGCGGCACGACCGCGGATCTGCTGGCCCGCATGGAAGTGGACGTGTCGCTGGCCGGGAACAGCTACATCCGCAAGACCACGTCGTCGCGGCTGAACCGGCTGCGGCCCGACTGGGTCACCATCGTTATGGGGTCCAACGAGGACGCCGACCACCCCGGGGAGGCCGGCGACGTCGAGGTCCGCGGTTATCTGTACAAGCCGGGCGGCCCGGGCGGCAAGGGCCGGGCGGTGGCCCTGACCACCGATGAGGTTGCCCACTACGCCCCCATCCCCGACCCTGACGCCAACTTCCTCGGCCAGTCGTGGATCACCCCAGTCATCCGCGACGTGCAGGCGGACTCGGCGATGGTCGAGCACCAGCGGGCGTTCATGACGAACGCGGCCACCCCCAACCTGATCATCAAGTTCGACCCGGCCACCACCATGGAGCAGGTCCGGGAGATCGCCGAGCTGTTCGAGGCCGACCACACCGGGGTGTGGAACGCCTACAAGACGCTGTATCTGGGTGGCGGCGCCGACCCGGTGACCGTCGGCAAGGACTTCCAGCAGCTCGACTTCGCCGCGGTCGAGGGGAAGGGGGAGAGCCGGCTGGCGTCAGCGGCCGGGGTTCCCCCCTCTTGGGTCGGGTTCAGCGAGGGGTTGCAGGGGTCGGCGTTGAACGCGGGGAACTTCACCTCGGCGCGGCGCCGCTTCGCCGACGGCACCATGCAACACCTGTGGCTGAACGCCGCCGCCAGCTTGGAGCCGCTGGTCCCCGACCCCCAGCGGGCCCCCGGGGCCAGCCTGTGGTTCGACACCCGGGCCGTCAGCTTCCTGCGCGAGGACGCCGCGGATGTGGCCGAGATCCAGGCCCGGGAGGCCGCCACCATCGCCTCGCTGGTCAAGGAGGGGTTCGACCCGGCGAGTGTGATCGACGCCGTCCGCAACCACGACTGGACCCGCCTCCAGCACTCGGGGCTCCTGTCGGTGCAGTTGCAGCCACCCGGCGCCGAGTTGCCCGCCCCCAGCGGGAACGGCAAGGCGCCGGCGGGGGTCGGCTAGATGCCCTGGCATGTCGCCAAGGGCGGCGGGACGTGTCCGGCCGGGCAGTGGGCCGTGCTCAAGGACGACGACAACTCGACCGCCGGCTGCCACGACACCGAAGCGGGCGCCAAAGCGCAGCTGGCCGCCCTGTACGCGAAGGAGGGCCATCGCATGACTGCCGAGGCGCCCGAGCGCCCAGACGCCCCCCAGGAGTATCCCTGGATGGCGAAGCTGCGCTGGCGGGCCGTCGAGCTCCAAGACATGCAGGTGCGGGGCAAGACCGGCCGCACCGTCACCGCCTATGCGGCGGTGTTCGACGTCCCGGCCGAGATCAAGGACCAGGACGGCCACTACCGGGAGCGCAACGCCCCCTCCGCCTTCGACAAGTCCCTGGCCGAGCGGTCCGACCGCATCGGGGTGTTCTACCACCACGCCCGCACCCTCTGGGGCACCCCCAGCGAACGGGGGTCGGTGCCGATCGGGCGGCCGCTGGAGCTGCGCGCCGACGGGCGGGGGCTGCTGACGGTCACCGAGTACAACCGGACCCCGCTGGCCGAGGAGATCCTAGAGGCCATCAAGTCCGGCAGCCTCCGCGGGATGAGCTTCACCGGCGCCTTCCTCAAGTCCGACCCCAAGCCTCCCTACTACGCCCGCGCCGACGGCACCCTGCCGCTGGTCACCCGCTCCGAGATCGCCCTCATCGAGTACGGGCCGACCCCGACCCCGGCCTATGACACCGCCGAGGTCGTCGGGGTCCGCGCCCAGCCGCCCGACCCCGAGCGCGAGCGCGTCGAGGTCACCGACACCCCGTCCGAGGACGCCGACCCCGGCACTCCAGCCGCCCCCGCCGAGGGCACTGGAGCCGCCGACGCCGCCGAGGACACCCCCCAAGACGCCGCGGAGCCGGCCACCCACTCCGAGGCCCCACCCCAGGCCCCCTCTGAGGGGTCGCGCGCCTCCAGGAGGGGCACCGTGGACACCAGCCAGCCCATGACCGCCGCCGAGCGGGCCGTCCGCCAGGGCGAGATCCGCGAGCGGCTCAAGGCCATCGACGCCGACTACTCCGGCGCCGAGCTCCCCGCCGACATCAAGGAGGAGTGGGACGACATCTCTGAGGAGTTGGGCGTCCACCAGCGCGCCATCGACGCCGACGCCGAGCGCAAGGCGTTCCTCCGCTCCCTGGCCGACGACGAGGACGCCGGTGAGCGGGTCGACGGCCCCCGCTCCCGCGGCGGCTACCGCACCCAGGCTCCCGCCGTCCATGTCCGCCAGCGGGCCGAGGACGTGTTCGACCTGGTGGCGCTGCGCCAGCGCGCCCGGAGCGTGGACGACCTGCCCGAGCTGTACCGCGACCAGGCCATGCGGGCGGTGGAGATGGCCCGGTTCCCCGGCGCCCGCGGCGGGTTCTTCTCCCGCGAGGACGCCCAGACAAGGATCGCCGAGCTGCTGGACGGGGTCGACAGCGGCGACGGCGCCCTGGCCGAGCGGATCTTGGTCACCGGCAGCCCGACCTACGAGCGGGCGTTCGGCAAGTGGCTCAAGCGCGGCGGGTTCATCGGCCTGTCGGCCGACGAGCAGGCGGTGCTGTCCCGCGCCCTGTCGATGGGGTCGGCGACCTCGGCGCAGCTGGCCGTGCCGTTCACCCTCGACCCGACCGTGATCCTGACCTCGGATGGGGCGACCAACCCGATCCGGGCCATCGCCCGGGTGGAGACGATCACCGGCCGCGCCTGGGAGGGCGTGACGAGCGCGGGCATCACCGTGGCCCGCGCCGCCGAGGCCGCCGAGGCGTCCGACAACGCCCCGGCGCTGGCCCAGCCGACCGTGACCCCGACCCGCGTGCAGGGGTTCGTGCCCTTCTCGATCGAGTCCGACCAGGACTGGACCCAGCTTCGCAGCGAGATGACGCGGCTGCTCCAGGACGCCAAGGATGTCGAGGAGGCGACCTCGTTCCTGGTCGGGGACGGCAACGCCCCCAACCCGGCCGGGATCTGCTCGACCCTGACCACCGCCAGCAACGTCAACGACGGCTACGCCAGCTTC